GGGCAGGGAGGGGGCGGGGTCAGGACGCGGATTCGTAGACCATGGTGATGCGGCACTCGTCTCCGGCCGCCCAGGTGAAGGGCGAGGTCGCGGACACGTTGGCGGTGTTGCCGGCGGCAGCGATGAACCGGGCCGCTGTGTCGTTCGAGCCGATCTGCCCGCTGCCCGGGTAGTTGGCGCTGGCGGACTGGTCGAACATCCGGGCCAGGACCAGCGAGGTGGTCGACTTCGTGGCGGAGGTGACGGGCAGGGAGAACGCCCAGCTGCCGCTGCCGTAGGTGGTGGTGGAGCCGGGGAACAGCGTGACTTCGGCAACGACCAGGCGGCCCAGCTTGAAATACCTGCCGTTCAACGTGCCGTTGCCCAGGCTCGGGTTGGTGCTCGCTGTCCAGGTCGGGGCGTACACCGTCCACGCGGCGAACATGCTGTTGAACTGGTCGCGGATCTCCTGGTTGAGCATCACAGCAGAGACCGTCTCGCCGACGACCCAGGTACGGGGAGCGAACGTCACGGCCTACACCTCCAGCTGCGGGCCCGGCTCGGGCTCGGGCGCCGGTTCGGGGACCGGCCGGTCCGGGTTGGCCGGGTCGTCGGGGTGCCACCAGTTCCGCAGAGCGGGCTTCAGCCCCATGAGGCTGGCCTCCACCGCGGCGACGTCGTCGGGGAAGATCAGCGCGCACCAGCCCCAGTTGCACTGGGTGCAGGCGTAGCGGGGGTCGGCCGGGGAGACGACCGCCGCGGAGCCGCAGCTGCTGCAGTCGGCGATCCACCGGTTCTGGTTGATCCGCGCGTAGTAGCTCTCCCCGGTCAGTTCGGTCTCCGCCGGCGGGAAGACGCGGCGGCCCATGCGGGTCTCGTACCAGCGCCATACCAGCAGCGCGGCCGGGACGTCCGCCCAGGCGTCGGCGGGCTCCGGGGGCGGAGGCAGGTAGAACGTCTCGGCCCGGACGACGGCGATGGGCATGCGGTGCTCCTAGTAGGCGAGGCGGGTGGTGGAGTCGAGGACGGAGTAGACGGCGTCGTCGAGGACCCACACGGTGTCGGTGGTGGTGGCGCTGGTGTGGAACTGGATCGAGTGGCTGCCCTGCCGGATGGTCTCGGTGTAGCCCTCGATCGTGACCCGCAGCGAGGAGGCCGGCGCCTGGCTCGGCAGGCTCGTGATGGAGAAGTAGCTGCTGATGTCGGCGGCGAGGATGGCCAGGTAGCTGGACATCGTGGAGGCCTCGATCGGCACCTCGCGCAGTTCGACGCTCGGGTTGGCGTAGCGGGACACCAGCCAGTAGGCGGCGTCCAGCACCGAGTTGTCGCTGGTCTTGAGGATGTTCAGCTGCTGCTCGTACCGGCCGAACGCCAGGATCGAGCTGGGCGCGGTGACTCGCTGTGTGGCCCCGCCCGGGCGGGACGCCTCCACCGCGTTGACCAGCTTCTGGTCGTCGTCGGCCAGCTCCACCGAACGGGTCTCCAGGTCGGCGTAGGCGATTGCGAAGGCCTCGCCTGCGGACGTCGGGTTGTAGCGCAGGCTGCGGGACTGGTAGACGAGGCCGTAGGTGTCGCGGGCCGCGAACAGCTTGCCGGACTCGGTCGACTCCACCTCCCGTAGGCGGGCCACCACGGTGCTGCCGGCCGGTCCCTGCGAGGCGATCGGATCGTGGACGGTCCCGGCCACGGTGACCGAGGTGATCCCGGCGTAGGAGGCCAGGCGCCGGATCCGGTCGTCCGCGGTCTCGCCCGAGTAGCCGGTGGCGCCGGCGGCGTAGTGCGCGCCGATGTCGGCGTCGACCGCGTTGAAGCTGCCGTACACGCCGACCAGGCCGATGGACCCGTTGAACAGCCGGGTGCCGCGGTAGCCGCCGATGTGCAGGACGCGCTGGTCGTAGCCGAACGATGCGCTGATCGTGCCGTCGGCGAGGGCGCCGTCGACCCACACGCTGTTCTGGAACGTGTCGTAGACGACGTGGTGCCAGTTGCCGTCGGCCATCGTGGTCGGCCCGGACAGCGCCTCGACGGTGAGGGTGCTGGCGCCGGTGGTGGTCCACTCGATCTGCAGGCCACCGCCCGCGGCGATGGACAGCACGTGCTGGTACTGCAGGTCTGCCGAGGCGATTCCGACGATGGCCCGCCCGGTGGTGGTCGTCTGGAGCCACGCCTCCAGGATCGGCCAGTTCTCGGCGATCTGGTCGGCGGCGACCTGGCCGAGGTCCCCGGTCAGGTACTTGCCGTTCGTCGCCGAAGCAGGCGCGAACGTCGGGAAGGTCTCGCCGGTCTCGGCCGGGCCCGTGGCGGCAGCCAGGGTGAGGCTGCCGCCGGACCCGGCCTGGGTGACGGCCAGCGATCCGGCGCCCGCGCCGGAGACGTCACCGACGCTCGTCGCCCCGCTGTCCTCGGTGAGCGGGTAGTAGGCGATCAGCTCGCTGTACGCGAGGGCCTCCTCGGCGGCCATGCTCCGCAGGGCGGGCTGCCGGTTGAGCCACTTGAACAGGTCCGTGCAGGACACGGTCACGGTGCTGTTCAGGCCCTCGAAGGCGACGGGCCACTCGTTGACCATGCCGTAGAAGCGGGGCCGGACCTCGGCGCCGATGTAGTCCCACTCGATGTAGCCGGCCGTGCCGCCGGTGCGGGTGGTGGGGAAGTCCACGGCGTGCGTCTGGCTGGTCACCCAGGCGGGCGTGGTTGCCGCGCGCCGGTTGGTCCACACGTAGCCGTCGGGTGAGGTCTCCCAGATGACCGAGGTGCCGGTCTCCCGGATCCGGATCCAGGCGTGGTCGATCGGGCTGTAGGTCAGGTTGATGGCGCCGGCGTCGGCGAAGCCGACCTGGGACTGGGCGCTCAGCTGCCCGGTGCCCGCGTCGTACCGCCAGCCGAGCCGCGTGCCCGCGGTGGTGGAGGTGACCCACATGCTCGCCGCGCAGTTCGAGGACCCGTTCAGCGCGGGTACGGCCGCGAGCTTGGCGGTGAGCTTGCTGCCGGCCAGCGTCCAGGTGCGCGCGGTGGTGAAGTTGGTGTCGGCGCCTGGGTTGACCGGGATCCGCAGGCGGCCTTCGTTGGTCACGAAGGCGCTGCCTGTGTTCACCGTCCAGCGGCTGCTGTCGACCTGGCCGGTGGAGAAGTCGTCGCCGAGCATGGCGAGCGGGTAGGGCGCCGACCCGGACACGGTCGGCATGACCGCCACCGAGATCCGGATCGGGGCGTTGCGCCGCACGTAGGGGTAGTACGGCGACGCCGCGCTGTACGGGGTGAACCGGCCGTCGGCGTTGTCGAAGGACACCGTGGCCGTGCCGGGCTGGGTCTCGGACAGCTCGTCGGCTGCACCTCGGGTAATGGTCACGCCCCGCACCACGTCGGTGTAGGGCGTGACGTCCGTCCAGGTGATGGTGGCCGGGAGCTGGATCAGCCCGCCCCAGCCCATCTCCACCAGCAGCGGCACGGTGACCTCCTAGGTCGCGAAGGAGAAGGACGCCCCGCCGCGCCCGCGCTTGTACTTCGCCATGACCTTGTCCACCTCGCGGGCGGTGGAGTAGGGGTCGATGGCGCCGTTGATGGTGACGTTGATGGTGGTGCCCTGCCCGCCGCTGGCTGCGGCGGCCGGGCGGCCGACGACGGGGCGGGTCGAGGCGACCCGGCCGACGACGGTGTCCAGGGCGCGGTCGACGTGCGGCAGCCCGTCGACCAGGCCGCGGGCCAGGCCCTGAGTGGAGAAGGCACCGAGCCGGGCCATGACGGTGCTCGGCGAGCGGATCCCCAGCGCCTTCTTGATCGCCTTCTCCATGCCCTTGGCGATCTTCACCATGAGGCGCTCGATGTCCTTCTGCTGGGCGGCCAGCCCAGCCAGGAACCCCTTGCCCGCGTTCTTCCCGCTGTCGTACAGGATGTCCGCGCCCTTGCGGCCGAGCTTGGTCGACTCGGAGTCGATCGACTTCTGGGCGGCGTTGACCGCGTTGAAGGTGGCCTTGTCGGCGCCGGCCAGCGCGGAGGCGTAGGCGTAGCCGTCGATCGGGCCCATGTCGAGGATCTGCCTGATCAGGGACTTGGACAGGCCCCTCTTGGCCAGCGTGGAGATGTACGAAGAGAACCTCTTGATCTGCGCGAGCTTGGACTGCAGCCCGCCCTGGATGCCGCCGGCGGTGACCTCCTCCGGGGACATGCCGAGGGCGGACAGGCCCGCCTGTCCGCGGGCGTTCTTCGTCAGGTCGGACGCATACGCCTTGGCCTCCTTGATCTTCGCTGCGATCTTGTCGCGCTTGGAGGCGTACTCGTCCAGCTTCTTGGTCTCCCGGGCGACCATCGCGAGCAGGCGCGACTCCTTCCTGCCGGAGAACGCCGCCTTGATGTCGGTGGCGAGGTCCTTGGCCACCGCCTTGATCTTGTCGCGGGAGCCGGTCAGGCCGGCGATGAAGCCCTTGCCGACGTCGAGCGCCAGGGCGCGGGTCTTCTTCGAGGGGCTGGCGATCTGCAGCTCGGTCTTGATTCCGAGGACGACCGCGGCGGCCATGGACCGGGCGGCGAGGGTCACAGCGCTGGTGCTGCCGGTCATCCCCTGGGCGAGGCCCGCCGCCACGGCCGCGCCGGCTCCGCCTGCCGCCGCCTGGTAGCGGCCCGAGTTGATGGCGTCGAGCAGACCGGTGCCGTACTTACGGACCGAGGCCGCCTTGATGACGTACTCGCCGTTCGACAGCAGGGCCGGGATGCTGTCCGACGTCGCCGTCCCGGGGCCGCGTACCAGCCCTGTCGGGCCGCCGTCGGCGAAGCGGCGCACCAGGCCGCCGGTGGCAAAGGGCATGCCGCCGAGAGCGGCGATAGCGGCCCGTGCCGCCATCAGGCCGGCCGTCTTCGCCTGGACCGTCACGGTGGCCACGCGGCCGTTGACGTTGTTCAGCATCCGCTGGACCCAGGAGATCTTGCCGCTGGCCTCGTCGGATGCGGCGATCTTCGCGGCCCGCTTCTGCTTCAGGCTGTCCAGCTTCGCCTGCGCCTGCGCGACCTTGGTGTCCAGCTCGGCCTTGTCGGCGCCGACCGCGGTCTTGCGCTTCTGCTTCAGCGAGTCGACCTTCTGCTGGGCGGTCCGGATCTTCGCGTCCAGGTCGGAGATCTCGCCCTTGAACTTGATGTCCTTCGGCAGCCGATTCAGGCCCTCGGAGTAGGCGTCGACCTTCCCGAGGGCGTCGGTGAAGTAGGCGCTGGTGTCGTCGCGGAACCCCCGCGCGGTCTCGGCCAGCCCCTTCACCTTGTCGCCGATGCCGGGGATCTTCCCCAGGGTGCCCTCGGCGGCCTCCGCGATCGAGACGATCATGCCGAGGGAGGCGTCCGAGAAGGACTTCATCCCGAGCAGCATCACCCGGATCTGGCCGAGCATCACCTGCCCGACCACGGTGAACGACCGGGTCGCGATGTCCCTGAACCGCTCGCTCCTCTTCCAGGCCAGCGCCAGCACGACGCCCAGGCCCACGACGGCTGCTGCCGCCAGCACGACCGGGTTGGCGTTCATCAGCGCCATCGCGCCGTTGATGCCGAGCGTGGCCAGCTTGATGGCGAGCATCCCCGTGGCGATCCCCTGCAGCACCTCCGGCGGCGCCTTGTTGATCAAGTCGGCGATGACTCCGACGAAGCCGGCAGTGATCCCCGCTGCCGGGCCGAGCGCGATCAGCAGGTTGGCGCCGGCGGTGGCCATCTTGCCCAGCGCGTCACCGGACCGGTCGGCCAGGTCCATGAACTTCTCGAAGCCCTCGCTGTCCTTCAGGCCCTGGCCCCACTCGGCGAACTTCTTGGTGGCGTCCTCGATCCCGTCGGACAGCTTGCCCTCGCTGGGAAGGAAGGCGTCGATGATGCCGCCCAGCCCGATGAAGACGTTGCGGCCCGAGCGGAGCAGGTCAGGCAGCGTCTCCTTCGCCGCGCGGTCGACGCGGCCGATGAACCGGTCCAGGCCGCCGCCCTCGGCCTTGCGGCTCAGGTCATCGAGGAACCCGCCGAACGCGGCCGACGCGGTCTTCACCAGCGGCGTCAAGTGCGGCAGCACCTTGCGGGCCAGCTCGATGCCCTTGACGAACACGGGCATGGTGTCCTTGGACAGCGAATCCGACCACTTCTGGTGGTCGTTCTTCAGCCCGATCAGCGACTTCGCCACCGCGCGGGACGCCGGCGGCAGGCTGTCCAGCTGCCGCTTGTACTCCTTCTGCGCCTTGGCCGCCGCCTCGCCGCCCTCGGCCTGCGCCTCCTGCGCCGCGGTGTAGGCGTCGGTCACCTTGGTGACCGCCTCCATCTGCGGGACCACGGCCAGCTTGAACGCGGCGGTCGCCGCGCCGGCGGACACCAGGGAGGCGGCCAGGACACCGACTCCGGCAACAGCGGCCGGGACCCCGAGACCGCCCGACGCGATCGCCGCGAACCGGCTGGCGCCGCGGCTGAGCGACTCCAGCTTGCCCCTGGCGCGGTCCGCCGCGTCACCGATGCGGTCCCGCAGCGACCGCCGCACCGTGTCGCCGGCGTCGTCGGCGCTGTCGGCGACCTGCCGCAGGCTGTCATCAGCGTCGTCGGCCCCGTCCACGATGCGCCGGGACGCGCGCTCAGCGTCGTCGCCGAGCGTCGTCAGGGCGTCCCCCGCGTCACCGGCCGCGCGGACAATCGCGCCGGACGCGAACCGCAGCCGCCCGTCGGCGTCCCGGGCGAGGTTGCGCAGGGACGTGGACGACCGGGACGCTGCGTCGTCCAGGCGCTGCTGCATCCGGGCGGCGCTGTCACCCGCGCTGTTCAGGACTCGGGACAGGTCGTCGCGTCCGTCGAGCGTGAAGGTCATCCGCTGCCCGGCCATCACTCACCTCCTGCAGCTGCTGCTCTGGCCTGTTCGGCCTGGTGGTGGTCGACCCAGGCGACGGCCTGGAGGAAGCGGTGCCGGGGGAACTGCCCGAGCTGGTCAGGCCCGATGTGGAGGAGGTGCGCGATCAGGCACCAGTGCTCGTCGAAGAGGTCGCCCAGTCGGCGTCCGTCGAAGAGCTGGGCGAGTCGGCCGGCGTCACGGCCGGGCTGGGGACCGCGGCGAGGACGTTGCCTTTTGGGCCGGTGGCGTCGGCCCACACGGCGTCCACGTCGGCCGGGTCGTGAGCGAACTTCCGCAGGTAGTGCAGCGCCTCGCCTTGGGCCTGTTCGCTGTCGTCGTCGCGCAGCAGCTCCTCCACGATCTCCTCGATCTCCTCGCGTTCCAGCCGCGCCTTGAGTCGGCGCTTCCACGCGGGGACGTCGAAGTCGGAGAACCGCAGCGGCGGGTTGGCGCGCTTGCGGTGCGTCCACAGCACGGCGCGCATGGCGGTGGGGTCCTGCACGCGCAGCGCCCGCTCCACCGCCGCCCAGTCCATGCCGGTGACCTTCTCGATCGCGGCGGACTCCACGGTGGACAGCTCGTCGGTGGAGACCTGCTCCACGGTGCCGTCGTCGTGCGTGTAGGAAACGATCATCTGATGCTCCAGGTCAGGTGAGTTTGCGGCGCACGTCATCGAGGACGCGGGCGACCTCGCGCTCCATGCGGGGGGTGTGCTGCCGCACGGTCTTGTCCCACCACAAGGGGGTGGCGTTCTGCTGCGCCCAGCGGCGGCGGTTGCCGAACACGGGATGCCGGACCCTGCCGTCGTTGATCTGGTTCACCAGCCCGGCCGTGATGTCGGGCGGCAGTAGCGAGCGGTCCAGCCACACCCGGGCGCCGGGATTGCCGGTGTTGCGGACGGAGATACGGATGGCCGCGGCGATCGAGGCCCGCAGCGGGCGGGTGGTCGGCGAGGGCCCGCCGCGCTTCCCGGCCTTACGGCCCTCCGAGGTGAGGGCCAGGCCCCGGATGGCGGCCTGCAGGTCATCGCGCAGCGGCTCGGCGGCGCGCCGGATGCGGCGCTGCATGCTGCTGCGGATGTTCTCCCCACCGGCGGCCCGCAGGCGCCGCTGCAGTTCGATCAGGCTGCCGGTGTTGAGGATGCGCACCTCGCGGGTCACGGCCCGCTCACAGCGCGGTGTCGGTGCTGATGTACTCGATCTTCGGCAGGTTCGCGCCGTCGTACAGCGCCGTGAAGTTGAACGTCGGCTTGACGACGCCGTAACCGTCCACGACCGGCGGACCCTCGTCCAGCTTCACCGCGGCGAGGGTGATCCGGAACGTCTCGAAGTACGTGCTGGCGATGTTGGGCCCGACGAACTCCCACACCAGGCTGGTGGCCGCGTCGCTGGTGTGCAGGTCGTCCAAGGCGGTGGAGACGTAGTCGGTCTCCAGCGTGCCGGTGATCCGCACGAGGTCGTTGGTGATCGGCTCCTTCTTCAACGCCGCCTGGTTGGCGTAGAAACGCTCGGTGTCCTGCGGGCGCTCGATCTTCACGCTGACCTTGCGGATGCCGTCCAGCGCGGTCTCCGCACCGAAGGTGCCGGACTTGACGGCCATCTGCCCGAAGTGGAACGGGCTCATGTTGCTGTACGACGCGGCCGCCAGCGTCTGAGTCTCGTCGCAGTCCTTGCCGTCAAACTCGTAGGTGGCGGTCAGCATGCCGCCGACCTCGCAGGAGAACTCCGCGCTGGTGACCTTGCAGCCCAGGAACGTCTTGTCCGTGACCGTGCCCGAGGTGAGCGGCACACCCTTCTGCACCGTGAGCGACTTGCCCGCGGTGTCCGCCAGGGTGTGGGTCTGCAGGTAGGCGGCCGTGGCGCCCTGCTGCACCGGGGTGACGCTCGTACCCATCAGCGCCTGCAGCAGCAGGCCCTGGCCCTTGTTGGTGACCTCCAGGTCGATCGACCCGGACACCTCCTTGCGCGTCACCACGCGCCGGGCGGACAGCGCCATCAGCCGGCCGGACGCGATGCCGGTGCTCTGCGCCGTCGTCTTCTTCAGAGCCAGGCTCTCCTTGGTGAACTCCAGGAACTTCGTCGGCGCCACGAACGTGCCGTAGGTGCTCTCGGCCGCGATGCCCAGCTGCGCGCCGAGACCCGATCCGATCGCCATCGGTCAGCCCTCCTTCTGCGGCCGAGCCGCGGTCTTCTTCAGCGGCGCCACCGGCGCCTCGTCCCCGGCCTTGGGTTCCTCGACGGACTCCCAGTTCGTGGTCTGGCAGACGTAGCCGTCGAACCGGTCGTCCGGGACCTCCACCACCTCATCCGGCTCGACGGTCCGGCCGCCGAGTTCGGGCACGGTGACCGGCTCCGGCCCGATGAAGCGCACACGCGCCATGGCTGTACTCCTCTGCTGCTGTGGATCAGATACGGGCCTGGCAGGTCACCGTGAAAGCGAGTCCCGCAGCACTGCCCTCTGCCTGCGCTTGGGTCAGGTCGCCGGCGGTCAGGTGCGCCCACAGCACCGTGCCGTTCAGGGTCGGAGCCATCGGTGCCGCGCTGGTGGCGCGCAGCGCGGTCTCCACCTCGCCGACAAGGGCGAACACTTCGTCACGGCGCGCCTTCATCTCCCTGTCGCCGGCGCGGGCCTCGGCGTAGCAGGCGATCTGGAACACCTCGTCGCGAGTGCGGGCCCCGGCCGCGTTGAAGGACTGCTCCAGGGCCACGGCGCTTTCGGCGCCGGGCTGCCAGCCCACATGGATGCGCTTGAGCCGGGTGAGGTTGAGGGCGGTGGGCCCGTCCACGATGTCCACGTCGGACAGCCCTGCGGCTGCTCGCAGAATCGTGAGCAGCGCGTCGACGGCCGCGGGGACGCGGGAGGTCATCATGCGAGCCCCACCGCCTGCTGGCTGCCCTGCAGGAGCTGCAACGCCCGGTTGGGGATCGCGTACCCGAGACCGGGGATGGGCTCGGTGACGGAGAAGTCCTCGCCTCCGCCGATCCCGGACAGTCCGCGGGCGGCTCCGTAGTTGGTGCGCCACATGTGCTGCAAGATCAGTTTTGCTGCGAGGGATACGTTCGGCGGGACCAAGGTCCGGCCCGCGGTGTAGGTGACGCGGTAGTCGCCGCACGGGAACCAGCAGCCGTCGGTGCGCGTCAGGATGCCCGTGCTGCTGTCGATGTCCAAGGTGGCTGCGTCGACGGTCTGCTGCCCCGTCTGGAGCGCCGTGATGGCCGTGACGGACAGCACGGGCGTCGTGTGCAGCGCCCACACCGCACGGCGCCCGCCGACGACCTGCTGCACGGTGCGGCGCACCACGGGGCCGACGAAGAACTCCACGCACTGGGTGGTCGCCTCGATGAACTCTCGCAGCTCTTCGTCGTCCGAGGTGCTGGTCGCCGGGATGTCCAGCTTGGCTTTGGCCGAGGCCAGGGAGAACAGCATGGGGGGTGCGGCCGGCCGGACGTCGAACACGTCTGTATAGGCGCCGGCGTTGACCCCGGTGGCGAGCCAGCGCACCGTGTGCCGCCCGGCCTGGCTGGTTGCGTAGTCGTAGGCGTAGGTGCCCGTGGATGTCGGCGTGACCGGCGAGACGGTGACGGTCGTGTTGTCCGGCAGGGTGATGGTCAGCGCCATCTGGCCGGCGTTCGCGAGCGCCCCAGAGGCGTCCCGAACCGTGGTCCCAAGGGGAACGACATCGCCCAGGTCGTAGCTCACTCAGCCCCCTCTCACCGTGGATGCGGTGCGCGGGTTGGGGCCCGGCCCGGCGAGGCCACGCTGGAGCGGGCGCAGCTCGCCGGGCCGGACGATGTTGAAGTTGTCGAACTCGGCGAAATCGTTCGTGCCGCTGTCGCGGTGCCCGGCGAGGACCACCGCCAGATCGGTGCCCGCCGCCCACGCCGGGGACGCTGCCGTGCGCAGCGTCGTCCACGTACCGGCGTCCGCGCTGACGTCCCAGTGCAGCGAGCCGTTCACCTCACGCAGACGCATCCAGGCGTGCGCGGTCGAGGAGTAGACGACCGTGACCGGTGCCGGATCGTAGTAGCCGCTGCGCAGCAGGCAGGCCAGTTCACCGGTGACCGCGTTGAGACTGAAGCCGGCGTCCGTACCACCGACCGCGGTGATGACGAAGACCTCCGCCCGCGCCTCGCTCGCGGCGCCGCCCACTGCCGGCGGATACACGCGGCAAGCGACCTGCGCCCCGGCCAGCGTGTACTGCGGGGCGGAGGCGTACCCAGAGAAGCCCGTACTGACCGGCACCCTGGCCCGGCCGCCGGCCTCGCTGACCGCGCCATACGAGCCCGACCACCGCACCGGGTCTCGGACGCCGTCGTCGAAGTCGTCCAGCAGCAGCCCGAACGCCGGCACGACTCATCCCTCGCGGGCGGGCCGCTGCTTGCGGCGAGCGGGAGCGCGGCGGTCAGTCGCTTCGAGTCCGCCCTGGTCTTCAGGAGTCTCGGGGGGCTCGTCCCGGACGAACTCGGCGCGTACCCCGTCCGCCCACTTCGCGGCCTCGGCGCCGGGCAGGTCGATCTCCTGCCCGGCATCCCAGGAGAACCCGGCGCCCGCAACGCTGGTCAGCATGCGGATCCGAGCCATCAGGCACCCAGCCCCTTGTGCAGGCGGCTGACCTCGCGCTCGGCCTGGGACTCGGCCGCCTGCACGGCCTCTTCCTGGGCGTCCTTCAGCTTCTTGACTTCCTCGTCGGGCTCCGACGAACCGGTTCCCTCCGGGGTGACGACGGCGCCGCGCGCTGCCACGTCGACGGCCGAGGCCGCCTGCTGCGCCAGCTGCCCCTTGGCGGCCGTGAGGACGATGTCCTTGTCGCCGATGAACTCGGGGCGGATCTGGTCCATCGAGCCGTCCGGCTTGCGGGAGGCCATGACGATGCGGTCGTGGTCGCCGTGCTCGGCCGCGGCCGGCGACGGCGTGTTCTGCAGCACCCCGGCGTCCGTCGGGGTCTCCTTCTTCGGGGTGGTCGCCATGAGGCATCCTTCCTGTGAGAATCGGGCGGCGCTCGCCTGGATCAGGTGGCGGAGTTGCGGTAGGCGCGGACAGCGGCGGTGTCCTGCGGAGTGCCGTCGGCGCGCGCGAACGACAGGAAGCCGACCTGTAGGAAGTCCGCATAGCGCTCGGACAGACGCAGCGTCTGGATGTCCTCGACGTCACGGATGACGTAGGCGGCGTAGAAGTCACCGAACAGGATGCTCTTCGCGTTGGCGGCCATCGCCGGCATGTCCTGGTTGACGACGTAGCCGTAGCCGAGGACCTGGTCGGGGACGCCCGCCTGGACGGAGGGCTGCCACAGCGGCCGGTTCTGGCCGTCCTTCAGCTTGCGGACAGCTCCCAGGGTCGAGTCGGCCAGCATGAACTGCACGCGCCCGCTGTTGCGGTAGGCAGGGTCAACGGAGTGCACCAGGTCGATGAGGTCGTCGTAGGTGACCGTCGTCGTCTGGCCGGTGGCGCCGGTCTTGCCGATGACCGCGTTGGTCTGCACGCCCTCCGGCTGGCCGGTGCCGGTGCCGGTGGTGAAGTGCGTGTTCTGGATGCGGCCGATACGCTCACCGAGCTTGCGGGCCAGCCAGTTCTCGAAGTCCAGGACGGAGTCCTGCAGCAGCTGGAGGGAGACCCGCACGAGCTTCGACGTGTACATGTACGCGCCGATGTCCTGCTGGCCGAGAGTGATGTCCTGCTCGGTGACCTGTGTGTTCTCCGAGAGGATCGCGCCGACGTTGCCGGTGTCGTCGTTCGTCGGCCACGGCAGCGTCACCCCGGACTCGGTGGTAATGACCTCGGCGACCTGGCGCATGGCGCCGTAGAACTTCATCGTCTCGACCATCTTCGCCCGGAAGGCGGGCGGGACGACGTAGCCGCCGGCCGCGCCGGTCGCGACACCCTGGGCGCGGAGCTCCTTGCCGTCGACCCAGCCGGTGCGCAGCACGCTGCGTTCCTCGGAGGAGAGGTCCTGTGTGCCGCCGCGCAGCCAGGACCGCCAGGCGTTGTTGTACGCCTCGACACCCTCCGCGCCGCCGTGGCGCTCGCGGGCTTCTTCCTCCTCCGGGGTGTCGCCGCGGCCGTCGATGACCTTGGTGTAGTCGACGGCCGCGAGGCGCTCGGCGCGCTGGTGGCGCTCCTCGCGCTCGATGTCCGCGGACAGCCGCTCGACGTCGGCGAGCGCCGCGTCCCACGCGGCATGGTCCTCGGCGGACATCTCCTCTTCCGAGGCGGCGCGGCTCTGGAATTCCTGGGCCTTGTCCCAGGCGGTGGCCCGCTTGTCGAGCAGGCTCTGCAGGGTGGGCATGGTGCCTCCAGCACGAGTAGCCCCGTGCCGGCCGGCAGGGGCTGAGGGATGGGTGTGAGAGCGGCTACCGCGCCAGGCGGTAGCGAGCGGCGAGCGCCTTCATGCGCATCGCCTGACGGCCCCCAGTGGTCTCTCCCGGCTGGGTTGCGTCGCTGGCCCGAGTGGCCTTGGCCGGCTCGGGTCGGAAGTTGAGCAGCTCGGGCCGCAGTCCGGCCCGACGGTCGAAAGCGTCCGCGTCCCCGCGGGCGGCAAGCGCGGCGCCGACGGACCGCAGTGCGGCGTCCGTGCCCTCGTAGGCGGGGAAGGTGACAGCGCTGACCTCGAACAGCTGCACCTCGCGGATGATGCGCAACTCCGCTTCCACATCACCCTCGGACGTCTCGACGGAGACCGTCTCCCAGTCGTCCTTCACGGTACGGAACCCGAAGCTCATGCCGGTGATGTTCCGGTTCTCCAGATTCACGATGAGGTCGGCGACGTAGGACAGGCGCGCGTCCAGGTCGGAGTCGACGGCGAGGCCCGTCTTGTCCTGCGACAGGCGCAGAGAGTCGGCCGATACGCGGGAGACGACCAGCCGGGTGTCGTGGTCGATGAGGAAGCGGGCGTCCCCCTCGGAGAGGGTCTTGCTGAAGGCGCCCGGCGCAATCTCCTCGTAGAACCCCCAGGTGAGGGGGTTGCCGATCGCTGTGCGCTGGTTGAATACCGCGGCGTGCCCAGCGAAGCCGCGGACCTTCTGCTCGTCTTCTGCGGCACGCAGCTGCACCCCGGCCACGGCCAGGGCGAGGTCACGCCGCTCCTCAATCCTGGTCATCCTCGCCGCCTTCCTGCGGTGAATCATCGGTAGCGTCGCCGGTCGCAGTCGGATCGGACCCCAGAGGGGCCATGGACATCGGCTGCAGGTACATGGAGCCCTCAGGGCCTTCGATCGGCGGGAGTTCTTCCAAATCGCGGATGTCGTTCGCGGAGAACGCGCCCGTGTCGCGCATCGCCCGGTAGAACACGGCCCGCGCCTGCGAGTCGCCGCGCAGCAGGCCGCCCAGCTGGTACTTGGCGTACTGCGTCGCGGGCAGCAGCTCCTTGCTCACGCGCTGCTCCGTCGGCGTCAGCCAGGTGGGTGCCAGATCCCACGTGACGAAGCCCTGGGCCTGCTGCTCCAGGCCAGTCCCCCACGAGGTGGACTTCTGCGTCTCCATCAGCAGGAACAGCGGCACGCCGAACATGCGGGCCACCTCGACCACCTGGAACTGCCGGGACTCCAGAAACTGCGAGTCCTTGTACGGCATCGTCACGGGGTGGAAACTGGCCCCGGAGTCCAGGACCGCGATGTCGTGCGCCGCCTGCACCCCGGACAGCTTCGCCTTCCAGGCCGCCTTCAACTGCTCGGCCTGCTCCCGGTTCAGCCGCTGCTCGGTCTGCAGCACGCCGCTGATCATGTTGCCGGAGCCGTACAGCTTCGCCGCCGCCCTCTCCGCCGCCAGCCCCAGCCCGATACCCTCAGCCGCCGCGCGGATCGGTGAACAGCCCGTCACCCCGTCATATCCCAGGGCCGGCAGATGCAGGATCTCCCGCGGTGTCCTGCGGTGCACCCCGCCACTGTCATCGTTGATCCAGAAGACCTTGCCCGACGGGTTGTCCTCGCTCGGCCTCTCACGGTCGACCCTCACCCGCTCCGGCCGGATCGGCCACAGCTGCGCCACCGCCCCGGCGTTGTTACGCACCTTCTGCACATAGGCGTTCCCCCACAGCAGACGGTGCACGTAGATGAGACGCCACAGCTCAAAGCGGGTCAGCTCCGGGTGCGGATCGTCCAGCAGCCGCACCGACACCCGGTCCTTTGAGTTCATCCGGTACGTGTGCAGAGGCAGAGCCGCCGACACGTTGGCGATCACCGACACGGCCCGCCACACAGCCGGCATGTGCAACGCGCTCGTCTCCGTCACCGCCACGCCCGCCTCCGCCGACACCCCGTTCAGCAGGGTCGTCAGCGAAGCCGCCGTCAGCGGCACCTGCGGCGACTCCACTGTGGCACGCCGCTCGAACAGCCCGAAGAGACTCACCGCCGCCTCCCCCCGCCACGGTCGGCCGTCGCCCGCTCAGCACACACCACGCCCGCCACACCGCCCACGATCAGGGCCGCCGGCAGGTACACCAGCGCTACCCCCGCCACGGCGCACAGCAGGCACACGACCTCCAGCACCACCCACGCCGCATGCTTGGCCTTCACCACAGGTTCGGCGCCCCTTCCGGCTCCTCCACCTCGGCACCCAGCCCCCACTTCGCCAGCGTCGCGGCCACGAGCGGGCTGATGTCGACCGAGACGATGCGGCGGGCCCACGCCCACGCATCCCCCAGCGGGCGCCTCTGCGCACCCGCCAAAGCCGCCGCGAGCGGCGCCTGATCGAGATGGGACAGGGTCTGCTCGGACACCGCGTCGAAGAACTGACCGCAGGCCGCGGCCACATCACGGCCGCGCGGCTGAACGACCTCGACGCCGAGCCGCTCCTGCAGATCGGCGATGAGCGATCCGGCTGGCCCGGCCGCGTCCACCACCCAGCAGCGGGGCCTCCACCTCTCATGCAGCGCCGCAGCCCGGTCCAGGATCCAGCCCGTGCCCGGTCGGTGATCGACCACCTCAACGTGTGTGCCGCCACGCCACTCGCCCGCCACCGCGATCGCCGCGTGCGACCGCTCCGGCGTCATGTCGACGGCGAACGCCACCGGATCCGAGGGAGCAGATTCTGCGGCGGCCAGCGCCCGCCACGCCTCCTCACCGATGACCTGCCAGGTGTCCGCCGAGTCGGACGGGTAGTCACCCACGCCGAGCCGCTCCCGGGCGTAGCCGTCGCGGCTCAGCGTCATCCGCTCGTTCGCCACCTTCTCCAGGGTCAGGCGGTAGCCGATCGCCGGGTTGGCCTTCAGGACCGCCTCGTCGGAGGCTGCGTCGTCGTGGGCCGTACAGCCCTGCGGGCACTCGTCCAGATGCAGGTCGGCCGACCACTCGAAGTAGGCCAGGGACGGGTCCGGTGTGCCCGCCTCGATCGCAGCGAGCGCGCGTCGCCGGAGCCGGCCCAGCTGCACCGACAGGGGACCGATGCCGGCGCTGCCCAGATACCAGATCTGAGGGTTGGCCACAGCCGCCATCGTCGGCAGCAGCGCGTCCATCGCCTCATCACCGAGGATCATGTCCTCGTCGAGGATGTTGCAGTCGCCGGTGAAGCCACGGCCCGAGCCCTTCGATCGGGCGATGAACCGCAGGATCTGCCCCGAGTGCAGCTCGATCGACTCCTCGCCGACCGTGTATCTGTACGCCTTGACGCGTTTGTGCAGGTCAGGGCATCCGCGTATCAGGCGCTCGATCCGCTTGAAGGCGTTCTTCGCCGTCTTGAACTCGTGCGCGCTGTGCAGGATCAGCCGCTCGCCGCCGATGAACAGCCCCCACAGCTCACGGGCTTCGATCACCCCGCCTTTGCCGTTCTGCCGCGGCACGTTGACCGCGACTTCGAACGCTGCCCACGAGCCGTCCGGCTTCTCGCCCATCCCCTGCCGCAGGACGTACTGCTGCCACGGGTCCAGCTCAAGGCCCGCTCGTGCCGCCAGATCGATGGCCTCCTGGCCCGCGCTCGTTGCAGAGGGCGGCACCGTCTCGATGGGCGGCTGCTGCCAGCCCACGACGCGGCCGTCGTCATCCGCCGGCGGCTTGCTCTCTGGCTGCGGCCCGGCGCTTCTCTCGCTGGCGAGTGATGTCATCGACCGTGTCCCCCTCCTCCCCGACAGGGGCGAGCTTGCGGAGGTCCGCCATGATCGAGCGGAGTTCGCGGGCCACAACCGCCTTCGCGGTGGGAGCGTCGGATGCGTCGATGGCCCTGGCGAGGCTGCGGGCCACGGCCGCCATTCCCGGTGAAGTCTCTTCGGCGTGAAGCTCTTCCAGCTCGGCGATGATCCTGTCGGCCACCGTCATGATCACCACCGCCGTCACCCAGAGTGACGTCACCCAGAGTGACGGCCACTAAAATGGTCGAACCGAGTTCACGCGAATAGATCTTGAAAAATCGCCGCGCAAAAAATCGGGCGACAAGGGCGTTTGGGTCGCCCGGTTACCTTCGGAACTTTTGACCCAGCCCTCCCCCGCGCCGAAGATCACCAAGGGCGGGAAGTCTGCGGCATCGCAGCCCGTGACAGCGTCGGCCGCTGCCGATACCACCTCGTCGCCACCCTCTGCATATCCGGATCACGCATGGCCTCGATCCGCTGCATGACCACCTCACGCCCCGGGTCCACGGCCACGATGCGCGCGCCCAGCCGCTTGTACTTCGCGAGAGCCTTGGCACTCGGCATGGTGTGGATCAGGTAGACATCGACCTTGTCACGTAGCGCGAACGCCTCGTCCATAGCGGCGTACCGCGCACGGTGAGCGACACGGAGCTGCAGCGGATCCTGGTTCCACGCCGGCGCACCCGGGCCGGACAGCGCACGGGTGATGAGGTCCAGGTCGATGACAATGTCACGGGCTGTAGCGTGCGCCTGGATCCAGCTGGACTTGCCCGCGGCCGGCGGGCCGGTGACGACGTACAGCACGCTGCGTCACCACCTCCGTGAGGCCCGCTGAGGTGCCACCTTCTGCGACGGCCGCGCCCGGTTGCCGCGGCTGGAGTTGCAGCGTCGGTGCGCGGCGCGGGCGTTGGCGGGATCGAGCAGCGATCCGCCGCGGGAGAGCGGCTGCTCGTGGTCGAGCGTGAACGAGAGCGGATGCCGGGCGTCCAGCTCGTAGCCGATGTTGTGGCCGCAGATCCAGCAGGGCAGGTGCTGGGCGCGGAGCCAGTCGACGAGGCGGCGGTAACGGCGCCCGTTGCGGGGGTTGCCGGCCACGGGCGCCACCTCCCTGCCGTCAGGCCTTGGGCACGGTCCAGATAATCGGGTCACGGCCCTGCACGGCGTAGATGATCTCGTTGGGTCGGGTGCCCTTCTCTACGCTCAGCGTGATCTTCCCGCGCAGGCAGCGACCCGGCTGCACCAGGGTGCCTTCGATCGGGTACTCCGGCTTCGGGATGCCGGCACCACTGATACCGGGCACCTGCAGCTGGGTGTCGTCGGGGAAGCCCAGCTTCCAAGGGGTCTGGCTGACCTGCACGTTGGAGCTGGTGCGGTCGGCGCACACCTTGACCTCGATGATGGCCCACTCGGGGTGGGGGAAGTCCGACAGCGCCTGCTCAAGGTGGACGCCCGGCGCGGGTTGGCTGTAGCTGAGGACGGTGGTGGTGCCGCTGATGTGGCTGCCGTCCAGGTCAGTGTCCGACCAGTGGTGCCCGGCGCCGAGCCGGAGCGGGCTGCCGGCGGTCTTCGCCGACGCTGCGGCGGTGGGCGTGCTGCTGGCCTTCACCGCGGGCTTGGTGGCCGCCTTCTGGTCGGTGCTGCCGCTGCTGCAGGCAGTTGCGGTGGCGGCGATGAGCAGGGCTGCACAGGCAGCTGTACGGGCGCGCATGGTCCCCCCAAGGACGACGTGGTGCTGAGGGGGCATCATGCGCTGCGGGGGACGCTCGTGAAGGTGATGTGGCCGTGTTGTGACCCACATAAGTAAAGTCCCACCGCCCGGGACGGAGAGCGGACGGCGGGACGATCAGGCGGCCTTGGGTCGGCGCTGCGGCATGGGCCGGTAGGTAGCGGCTCGCTGCTGTATCTCGGGCAGGGCGTACATGGTCTTGTACTCGTGCCCTTGGCCGGTGAGCCGGCCGTCGCCTTCGAACCGGCGGATTTTGCCACGCCGGGCCCACTGCCGGATGACGGGGCCGGGGACGCCGGTTGCAGCGGTGGCTTCGTGCTCGTAGACGAGGTCGTCGGGGTACAGCTCGGTGACGTCCATCGTGGCCTCCCCCGGGCATGCGAAAGGCCCCCGGCAGCTGCTGGGGGCCTAGATGCTTGCGGGCACACGTGTCCTGCCCTGGGGGCACTGTGACATACCGGTGATCGGCAGGTCAAGCAAGACGCTTACAGGCCCGTGTTACTGGGTGGTCTTGCCTTCACGTCCATTCCCAGTTCTGGCGGGAGCGGGCGGCCCGGCGGGCGGCGTCTCCGATCTCGGTGGCGAGGCTGCCCCAGTCGGCGGGCATGAGCCGGTGCTGGGCGGCCTTGTGGAGGAGGTCGCCGATGCGGCCAGCCTGGCGGGGCGGGATGCTGGCGACGTCGTCGAGGGTCCCATCGAAAAGGTCGGCGATCTCCCTCCACTCCCTGCTGTTGAGGGTGTGGGCCAGGTGCTGGCCGAGGTTGCTGATCGCCGTGGCGGATGGCGGGTTGGACGGCCCTCCGTGGCTGATGCTGATACCCATGGTCAGACCTCCTTGGCGAGGTACCGGAGCCGCTTCGGAAGCCGCTTCGCGGCGTCGATGACGGCCTGGTTGAGGCGCAGGTACTCGGGTGTCTCGTGGGTGATGCCGGCGGCGGCTTCTTTGGCCGTGTGCTCGTGCAGGTTGGCCTGTGCTCGCCGGAACGCGGCGAGGTGCTCGTTCTCGGCGGCGTACACGTCGAGCTCGTACTGGCTGATGGGCATGGCGATCTCCTAGAGGTTGCGGCTGTGGGCGAGGTTGGCGGCGCGGTCGAAGGCGAGGAGCACGGGCGCGCTGCTGGTCTGCTGGGCGTTCCAGGACGGGATCGTCTCGGCCTGCCAGTGACGCTTGATCGCTTCGAGGAGGATGAAGCAGGCCTCGTCGGCCTGCCGGGGGCTGTCGGCTTCGAGGCGGATCGCGCGGATCGGGCAGACGGCACCGGACTCGTCGAAAAGGGCGTCCCGGCACCAGCCGACGGTCTCGATCCGCACCCAGGCCCGGTGGAGGAGCGCGGCGAGCGGCGTCCGGTACGGGCAGGGTCCGGCCGGGAGCGGGGTGGTGACGGGGAGGCGGATGACGTCGTCCAGGTCGACCGGGGTGGTGGTGATGCGGGCGTCGACGGCGAGCGCGGCGAGCGCGAGCCGCTCGTCGATGGTCAGGGCTCGGGGCGGGCTTGTCGTGGGGGCGGTGATCGTGGTCATGTGGGTGGGCTCTCTGCGCGGTGACGTGTGGATGAGTGGCGGGGCGCCCCTGGGTTGCTGGCAGGCTTCGAGGGGCGCCCCGGCGGCGCTATGCGCCTTCGCCGAACTTGACGGCCATGGTCGCTTCGAGGAGTTCGGCGGCCTCACTGCCGTCGGTCTGCCTGGTGTTGAAGCGTGCGGTGACCTCGGCAACGATGCGGTCGGTCGCCTGGCGGTCGCCGCGCTTCTTCGCGGCGACGTAGTCGCGGACGGACTTGTGCTTGTACTGCATGGCGATCTCCTTCTGGTTGGGTTGGCGGTCCGGAGGGTCTATCGGCGGCTGCTGGCCTTGGCGCGGTCGCCACGGCGGAGCCGGTCGAGAACTCCTTGAGAGGTGGGGCCGGCGACCTGCGGTCCAGGCGTGCCGATCTCGCGCATGTCCGGCTTCTTCTCGTAGACGGTGCCTTCCTGGGAGAGGAGGCCTTCGGCGGAGAGGTGGCCGGTCATCCAGTGGCCGGTGATCGGGGACCGCCAGTCGAAGGTGTGGGCGGCGTACAGTTCGTCGGCCTCGTAGGGCGCGATGTTCTTCGCGGTTTTGCGGATGGTGTAGACGGTCTTGCCCTTGCTGAGCCAGCGGTCGAGGTCCTTGGCGCCCTTCTTGGTGGGCTCCCAGGTACGTCCGGCCATGAATGATCTCCTGTCTCGGGTGAAGGTTGCTTTGTCATGCTTTGGGTGGTCTGTCGGGTGGTAGGCGCCCGGTCGGTGAGACTTTTGCGGTGGTATGTCACCCGGTCGAGCCTCCGACGCCCTGGTCGCCCGACCGGGCCGGGTCTCCGTCCGACCGGGCGGCATACCGGGTCATACTGGTACGAGACCACGCGCCGACCGGGCGACGACCGGGTGATTTGCCCTACTTCCCGGCGAGCTGCTCACGGAAGTAGCCGTTCGGGTTCGCCAGCCCGTCGAGTGGGCCCAGCTTCCGGGTTCCGCCCACACCGGCCGCGCGCAGCCGGGCCTGCAAATCCGTCTCGGTCAGGTTCTGGTAGAGGTCCGGGCGGTGGGCGGCCAGCAGCTCGACGAGCCGCTTGGTGCGGGCCCGGTCCACTCCGTCGGCATCAAGGACGGCGATGCAGTCGGCGAGCAGTTCGCCGCCCTCGGTCGCCCGACCGGCCGTGCCGTACTTCGCGGCAAACCCGGTCAGCGTGCCGGCGTCGATGCGCAGCTGCCGACCGCGCAGACAGATCTCGCGGAACTCGGGGATCGTCATGAAGTCGGTCTTGAGGGTGACGTGGCCCTCCTCGCCGCCCTGGTCGAGGACGACGACGCCCTTCTGCGCGTCGAGCAGCATGTGCGGCGCCGCACCAGCGGCCACGGCGTCATCGCCGAGGACCATCCGGGAACTGGCAGCGCCCTTGACCCGGAAGCAGGCGCGCTTTCGGCACACGTCGCGCAGCAGGGTCGGCACGCTGGTGGCGTCGGGGCGCTGGGTGATGAGCAGGGCCATGCCGCCTGCGTACCGGCTGACACGGACGTACCGGGCGATGGTCTCGACGAGGACTTCCTTGCCGTTGCGCCCGCGGTCCTTGCTGTCCGGGTCGTCGTCCGTCTTGATCTTCATCATGGCGGCTGCGTCCAGGAGCTCCTGCAATTCGTCCATGATCAGCAGGGTCAGGCCGCGCTTCCACAACTCCGCCAGCTCCGGAGTGAGCTTGCCCTCGGGGCACTGCTCCGGGTGCTCCTCGGACAGCTGCTCCAGGCGCTCGCCGATCTCCTGCATGTCCGCAATCAGCGAGTTCAGCAGGTCCAGAACTGCGAGAACCTTCTCAGGAGTGTTGCCCGCTACGTAGGAGTGAGCGATCTGCTTGGTGGCGGCCCAGTCCGGGCCGGCCTTGCCGGTGGCCACGTGGACAGTCACGGACGGATCCAGGGCGGCGGCTGCCGCCACCAGGCGAGCCAGGAACGACTTGCCGTAGTCGGGCAGACCGCCCAGCAGGATGGAGCACCACACCAGCTCCAGGACGTGCCGGCCGCCGCGGGCGTCGGTGCCCAGCGGCACGCCGTACTGCCAGAAGTCGAGGCGGTCCGCGGTGAGCAACGGCGAGGGAATCGGCTTGCCCCCGTAGGGGTTGGGCTCGTTCGCCACCCACAGCACCACCTGCCCTTCGTGGCCGTCCTCGGAGGTGTCGGCGCGCATCTCGACCTGCGACTTCTTCACTCGCAGTGCCGAGGCGAGTTCTTCGGCGCGGGACGTGGCAGCGGCGGCCTTCATGCCGCGGGGCAGTTCGATCGTGGCCGTCCAGCCCGGTCCGGCGGGCTGGACGATGCCGACGACGTGCGTCTCGTCGCGCTGCGCTTCGGAGATGATGCTGGCCTTGACGAGCGCGGTGATCAGGTCGGCTTCGCCGCGAATCCGGGCTTCGTCCCGCGGGGCGGCCGGGTCCTGGGGCAGCTCGACCGCGCCGGGCTGGGGGCGGGTCCGGCCGTGGAACGCGCCCAGGCCCCAGGCGCCGAGCCCGGCAAGCAGGTCGATCCAGAGGCTGCCGGTGACGGCGCCGAAACTCACCCCGCCGGCGACCGCGCCAGCTGTGATCGCGGTCTTCGTCGCGAAGGCCTTCCGGTGCTCCTTGTAGTCGTCGCGGTAGCCGTCGGCCAGCTTCTTGAAGTGGGCGGCCTGGCCGACGTCGCCGGCCGCGTCACGGACGGCCTGGTCGGCGTCGGCGATCAACTGCGGGTAGTGGTTGTGGTAGCGGTCCAGCCACCGCCGGCCGAGTTCCCGGTAGCCGCGGAAGGTGTGCGGCAGCAGGGCCAGGGAGGCGATCTGGTTGGTGCGCTCGGCGATCGTGCGGATCGAGGCGACCGGCTTCCGGTCGGCCGGCTCGTCCTTGAAAACGGGCGTCTCGGCGATCGGCGGCACGAGCGTCAGCGGCGGACGCTCCTCAGGCAGCGGGGTAGCCATGGGGCTCCTCAGTGATGGTGGCCGTTGGCGGCGGGGATGCGGCGGGGAGAGCCGCCGCGCTCAAGGGCGGCTTCCTTCTTGGCGATGGGGTGGAACGGCACCGTGTCGCCTTTGCTGCGACGGTGCAGCGGAGGCACCTTGCGGCCACCCTTCTGTGCCGCCTTCTGAGGCTTCTCCGAGACGGGGGGTAGATCGGACGCGACCTGCGAAGATCCAGGCCGTGAGATGAGCGCCGAGGGGGCCGGGTGTAGCAATTGGAGGAGGCGGCTGCGAGTACTCACAGGGGACCCGTTCGCGGCGTCCATCGCGTCCGCCAGGGCCTTGCTCGACGCCAGCTTCTCCGCATGCAGATCAGGGGTCATCCCGGGCAGATTGGTGCCGTACTTGATCTCCCACGCGGCGGCGAACGCGTCCTCGAACGAGAGCTTCCCGTAAGGGGCGGCGGACACCAGCTTCCGGGCCAGCTTCACCACGGCCTTGTGATCATTGCGGCGTCGCTTCTCGTGCTCCGCGCGGGCCTTCTCCTCGGCCCGCTTCTTCGGGTCGGCGACCGCGGCGGTGAGGGTGAGCACCCACTGACGGACCTCGAAGAACAAGGGACCGCCGAGCGTGACCGCGGCGAGCCCAACACCAGCGATGTGGGCGTTGTCGGGGCTGACGCCGGCCGAGGTGAGGCTGAGCCCGTACTCGTAATTGATGTTGGCGGCGAATCCGGCGGCGGCCAGCGACAGTACGCGCAGCACCCACCGCACCCAGACGGGCAGCTTCTTCTCGTCGGCGTAGGCCACGCCGGCGGCCATCACCCACGCCGCGCCCTCAACCGCGGGCCCGATCGGGAACAGCATCCAGTAGATCTTGACGAAGTGGATGATCTGCGCGGGGAGGGAGGCGAGCGCCGAGGCGGCGACGAGGGCGAGTGTGCCGCGCCGGTACACGTTGCCGGGCGTGAGCGCCTTCTCGCGGCGGGCCGCGCGGGCGGCACGGCGCTGGGAACGCTCGCGGCGCCGCTGGGCCTTCTCCTCCCGCTCATCCTTGCGGGCCTCGCGTCGTTCCTCGCGGCGCAGCTTGGACTCGAACTCGCGGTCCTCCCGCCGCTGCTGGGCGTCGGCGGCCTTGTCGGCGCGGCGCTCCTCGAACCAGCTGCTCACGGTGATCGATTCCTCTCGGGTCAGTCGATGCGTTCGACGGTGACGATCAGGTCGCGGGGGTCGGTCTTCGCCGCGGCGATCCGACGTTCGAGATCCGCCTGGTCGTAGACGGTGATCGAGTCGGTGGGTGCCTTGGTGACCGGGTCGACGGGCTGGCCGGTACGCGAGGTCGCGGTGAGAATCCAGGCCATCGGGCTCACGCCTTCCGCAGCTGGTCGGGGCTGTAGGAGCGGTATCCCTTGACGGCCTCGGTGAGTCGGCCGTCGATGCCCTTCACGACGACTTCGCCGCCGGTCTCGTCGTAGAACACGACGCCGGTCTTGCCGATCGTCCCCACGTTCTCCGGGCCAGCGGCGATGACGGTGACGCGGTCGCCCTTCTTGAAGCTGCTCATGTCGATCAGTCCTTTCGGTGGTCAGCGGGTGGTCTGGGTGGCGAACAGGCGGTCGAGGGCGGGCCACAACCGGTCGTTGCGGCCGTAGTCCGGGTCGATGAGGCAGACCTGCCAGGCGTCCAGCACCTCGGCCATGGCCGGCTTGCTGATGCCGCGCCAGATCTGCCGGAGGACGCTCGGCGGCATGTACTGGCCGAAGCGGGTGTACGGCCGGCCGCCGCGGATCGTGCCGGTGTCGCCCTGCCCTTGGGGCAGCAGCCGCGGGTGCGCGATGAACACCGTCACCCCGGCGGCCTCGCCGGCCCGGCGGATCCGGGTGAGGAGCTGCTCGTCGGCGACCAGCCCGGTCACCGCGGCCCGCTGCTGCCAGCGCAGCCCGTCGAATCCGCGGCCGTCGTAGCCGGGCTGCGACTGGTCGGTGAGGAACCCCGCCTGGTTCGCCGCGGCAAGGGTCGGGATCAGGGCGGCGGTCTCTTCGGCGGCGCCGTCGTCGTAGCCGGGCCACATCGACAGCTCACCCTCCAGCCACAGCGCCATCAGCTGGGCCATCTCCGGCAGGGTGCGCGCCGAAGCCCAGCGGCGTCGGTCCTGCAGCTTCTTACGCAGCCCGGCCATCACAGGGCCGCCTTCGCGGGCCGGTTACGGAGCCAGGCGATGACGCCCAACCCGAGCCAGGCCGGCCCCGGGACCAGGCCGACGATCACGGCGATCCCGGTCAGGGCGGCGGCGATCGGGGCCGCAGCCGGCGGCCACACACCGACCGCGATCAGATACACGCCCAGCAGGGCGATCAGGATGATGCGGAACATGACGACCTCACAGGTCAGAAACGGGTGGGGGTTGCTGGTCAGATCTCCAGGGCTCACGTCCCGAGCGGACGCGAGCCGAGGGCTACTGATCAGCGGTTGAAGGCGTTCTCGTGTGCGGTGGCCTTGCGCTGCGCCTCCTCCTGGGAGGCGCCATGGCCGTAAACGCGACGGCAGGAGCAGTAGAAGGTCCACCACTCGCTGCTGGTCTGCTCGACCGTGGTGATGTGCTTCTTGCGGGTGAACAGGCCCATCAGGGCTCCTCTCGGGTCAGATGCGGGGGGAGTAGACGTAGCCGTCGATCACTACTTCCTGGGCTTCCATCCTGTTGGCCTTCATGTGTTCGACGGCCTGCCGCGCGCCCTGCTCGGCGGAGTCCGCCTCGACGTTGCCCCTGTACACGAGCCCGCTGCGGGTGATGGCGACGAAGTCGAACGTCATGGGTGGGTCCCTTTCTGGGCCGGGACTGTCCCGGCTCCCCTCACCGCCCGCGCGCTGTCGGGCGGATCGGGCAGCCGGTCAGTCGTTCTCGTCGTCGCCGGGTGGACCCCAGATCTGCGGCGGGCAGTCGTCCATGGCCTCCGGGTCGCGGATCGTGCCGGGCGGCAGCTGCTCGTAGTGGGTGGCCGGCATCAGGCGGCGGCCGGGAGGTGCAGGCCGCGGATCTCGTCCATCAGCGGCAGCTCGTCCGGGTTCGCCTCGTCGTACAGGGCGACCTGGTAGGCGATGTACGCCCGGTCGATCGCGTCGGTCGCGGCGAGGTAGTCGGCGATGAAGCCGGCACGGACAGCGGCCTCGGCCTTGGCGACGACGGTCTCGAACGGGTCCTCGGACGAGATCAGGGTGAGCGTGGACATTAAGGATCCTTTCGGGATCAAGAGAGGGGTGGAAGGTCAGGCGGTGGGGCGGGGCATGGCGCGGCACTTCTCCGCGTGGGCCTGGGCCCAGTCGCGGGCGGCGTCGCCGAGGCTGCTGGCGAAGAAGTCGTCGCCGAACGTGCTGGCGTCCATCCCGAGGTACGTGGAGACGTCCTTCTGCCTGCACCCCTGGCAGTAGGCGGTGATCGTGATGTCGGTGACCGTGCCAACGCTGGTCTGGCGGTCGATGCCGATGGCCTTGATGTCGACGGTGGCGCCCGCGATGGTCAGGTAGCGGGCGATGACACCCTCGGGCCACTCGGTCGACTGGGCGGTCTGGGCGGAGGCAGGCATGGCGGATCTCCTCGGCTGGTCAGGCTGGGATGGGAAGGGGTGGGTCAGGCTTCGATGACGTGGGCGATACGGCTCTCGGGGATCGAGTCCGTGACGCCGCCGCTGTACTGCAGCACCACGAAGTCGCCGTCGTAGGCGCAGCTCTCCAGGCGCTCGGTCGCCCCCAGCGCCTCGAAGTGGCGCTCGTCGCCGTCGACGTAGCTGGTGCCGTCCGTGGTGATGATCTGGAACTTGGGCATGGCTGGTCTCCTCAACTGGTCAGGCTGGGATGGGATGGGGGTGCCGCGGGCGGTATGGGCGAGGGGATGGCACCGCCCGCGGCGGATCAGGGGTGAGGGGCCGCGAGTGGCGGCTGGGGGATGTACCACCACCCGCGGCAATCAGGGGCCCTACTTGGGCAGGGGGTGCTCGCTGCGGTCGTTGACCGCATGGAGCCGGCGCATCATGCGCTCATAGCCGACGAACCCGGTCGCGAGCCGCTGCCCGGTCTCAACGTCCGTGACGGCCACCCGCAGCAGCCGGCCGGAGTCGATGGGCTCGGCAACCGCGGCGATCACCTCGTCCGCCTTCGCCTGCGCCGCAGACAGACGCTCCAGGTCGGCGCTCACTGCACACCTCGCTCGGCGTCGAGGGCCGCGAGCAGGTCGAGCAGGACCCAGTGCAGGCCGGTGGCGGCGCGGATCATCTCGTCCTGGCTGTGGATGTTCGCCTGGCCCTTCTCGGCGAGGACGTTCCGGGCCCGGGCGATGGCATCCTGCAGAGACGGGACACCGACGTGCGCGTCCCTCTCCGGGCCGTGAAGCGGGGTGAAGGAGGCCACGGTCACCACCCCCGCAGCTGCATCACGCGGCGGCGCTCGGCCGGCTCGATCGGCAGCGGCGGCAGATCCGGCGTCGGCTCCACACGGCGGACGAACGTCGCCAGGTCGTGGGCGAGGCGGTCGGCCTCGGACAGGCCCGGCTGCGTCGGCGCGGGACGGGCGGCGTCGGCGGTCACCGGGCCACCCCCGTCCCCTGGACCTCGGCCGCGTAGGCGGTGGCCTTCGCGAGCATGCCCGGTACCTCGTCGACACCGTCACCACCCCAGCCGGCGAGCGGCACCCAGCGCTTCGGCGCCTGCCCCTCCTCGAAGTCGGGGTCGGTGTCGTCGGCGGTCGGCAGCCGGAACGTGTCCACGGCGAACCGCGACCACCGGCCGGCGGGCTCCTCCGTGGCCACGATCAGCACCGTGCCCGCACGCTGGATGCCGAGGATGCGTGCGTCGGACGGGGAACCGATGACGTCCAGGGCGCGGCGGGCGATCAGCTCGCGAAGCCGGGCGATACGGGCCGGACGGTCGACAGTCCGGTCGGCGATTGCCGAGATCGATGCGGTGGTGCGCTCGGCGCTCTGGAACGCCGGTACGATCTGAGTAGCCACAGGGTCTCCTCTGCAGAACCTGGTGGTCAGGGCCGGCACGCGAGGTAGGAGTCGCGTTGTCCGGCCCGTCTTCTTTTATGTGCCGTCCGCGGACTGTGCCGGTAGGAGTGGACGACTCGCCTTCCTCTCAAGCTGCGGCTTGAGCGGCTGACTGATACGACCGTAGAGCCGCGGCTGGGGCGAGTCAAGCGGGCCAACTCAACTTCTCCAATCGAGTCTTGAGTACACGTCGGATCGCCCGTACCCTCACGGCATGGCCGACCTCCCCGACGCACCCTTCGCTCCTTACGAAGACCAGCTCCGATCCATCCCGGACCTCACTGAGCGATGGGCCACGTTCGTCGACCTCGCCAGTCACCTGGAGCACGAACTCGAACGATTCCGGCGCCGGCAGCGCCAGGAGATCGCCCGCGGACTCAAGGACAAGGGCAAGACCTGGCGCGAAGTCGGGGAGGTCATGGGCGGGGTCACGTACCAGCGGGCCCACCAGTTCGGCCAAGGCGAATGACGAGGTCATGCGTCCAGCAAACGCCCATAACGCGCGTGGTTGAAGGACGTTCCCCCGACACGACAACGCCATAGCGAGCACGACCAGACACCGCGGTGACACCGCCCCGTCGCCGCCCTGCCAGACCCGAGCGCCACGAGCACGGGAGCCCCCACAGTGGACATCGCAACCTGGACCGGCCGCACCGCATGCCTCCTTCAGCAAGCCATGCGGCTGACCAACGAGGCGTTCGCCGAGCGCCTCGGGATCAGCGAGCGGACCATCAGCCGGTGGCACGCCAATCCGGCGATGGTTCACCGGACCGAGGTGCAGCAGATCCTGGACATCGCATACGAGGAGGCGGGGGAGGCAGTGCAGCGACGGTTCGCGCTCCTGCTCCGGCCTCCCGAGCCGAGCGTGCAGGCGCAGGCCCTGCGGGTAGCGATAGCGGTCGTGCTGCGCGGCGACGACGTGCTCTTGGTCTGCAGGCGCGGGGACGGCGAGCTGCGATGGCAGTTCCCCGCCGGCATGGTGAAGCCAGGCGCCGCACCGGAGACAGTGGCGGTGCAGGAAACCCACGGGGAGACGGGCGTGCACTGCACGGTCCGGCAGCGGCTCGGCGAGCGCGTCCACCCGGTCACCGGCGTCGTTGCGACGTACTTCCTTTGTGACCATCTCGCGGGTGAGGCCACGAACCGGGACGCCGTCGAGAACGTCGACGTCACCTGGGTCCCCCGCGCCGCGCTGACCCGCTTCATCCCGTCCGCGCAGATCTATCCGCCCATCCTGAGCGCCCTGGAGGCAGCCGCATGACGACCGAGACGACGACCGAGAAGCCTCCCGTGTCGGTGGCGATCATCGTCGACCAGGGGAAGGTGCTCATGGCGCGCCGACGGGCCGCCGAGGGCGAGATCTCTTGGGTGTTCCCCGGCGGTGCGATCGAGGACGGCGAGAGCCCGGAAGCGGCGGCTGTCCGCGAGGTGGGCGAGGAGACCGGGCTGAAGGTCGAGGCGATCAAGGTTCTCGGGGATCGCGTGCACCCGAAGTCTGGCGTACCGATGCACTACGTCGCCGTCCGTCTCGTCGACGGAGAGGCCCGGGTTGCCGACGCAGAGGAGCTGGACGCCATTACGTGGGCGCAGCACTCGGAGCTTCCCGGCCTGGTGCCCTACGGTCTCTTCAAGCCGGTGCAGGAGTACCTCGACGAGGTGCTTCCGCGCTAGCCGTTGCCCCTGTTTCTCACTCGAAAGAGTGGCTGGGCCTCTGCTCCGGGTTGTGAGTGAATGGAGCAGGCCTGAAAACGCGAACGGCCGGGCGGTGGCGACCGCCCGGCCTGTTCGACCGGCGAGTGGCGACTCGCCGATCATCACCCACCCCTGCGAAGGATGGAGTTCTCCATGACGGTAGCAGCCCCTGCCCGTTTAACGCCCCCCTCTTTGTCGACAGACCACCTGCTCGACGCCCCGCTCCCCCAACTGCTGGCCGAGCACAACGTCGAGGTGTCGACGCTGGAGACTGACCCGGGTTTTACCGGCGGCGCCTACGTCCGCGGCGACGGCTCGCTGCTGTTCGTGCGCCCGGCGGGCCGGCCGGAGGCGGAGTGGGAGATCGTGGCCCGCGCGATGCTGGGCCGGCTGCTGGGGGTGCCGCTGCCGGACCTGCCTGACCTGTACCAGCTGACGGAGATGCAACCGTCCGCGTAGCCTCTGGCCACTCCAGCCCCGTCCGTGTTGCACGGGCGGGGCTTCGCCGTTCGCGCCCTTGTGGCCGGCCTGCGCTGCCCTGACCGTGGTCTGTCAGCGGGGTGTCGTCTGGGCGAGAGGGGTCTTGCGTGGCTGGTCGGTGGGATGACGTGGTGGGCCGGTTGCTGATGCACGCGGCGGCGGTGCTGCACAGAACGGTGGCCGGCGAGGTGGCGTATGGCCGGTGGATCTCGCGTCGGGATCGGACGTTGCGAGCCGCGCATCGCCGAGGTCTGCCGGTGGACGTGTTGGCCGCACGGATGGGGCTGACCCAGGGCTGGATCCGGCAGCGGTTGAACTCCAAGAAGCCGGCTGAGCCGTCGACGCTGGAGGAGGCGGCGTAGTCGGGCATGCGAAAGGCCCCGCCCGGGGTGAGTCCGGGCGGGGCCTTGGGTTGTTCAGCCGGCGTATCCGATCTGCACGACGGTGATTGCCTTGTTCTCGTGGTCGAGGAGTACGGCGATGGTGATGGTGCCGTGGGCGAGGGTGCGCATGATGCCGTCGTCGACTCCGTAGGGGGCGGAGTGGGCGAGGGGGTCGGCGAGCGCGTCGAGGAGGCAGACGCCTATGTCGCGTCGCCCGTCATCGGGTAGGGACGCGTAGATGGCGTGGATGCTGGGGCCGAGGTGGAGGCGGTAGGTCACGCGGCGCCTCGGCGGATACGCTCCGCATCCTCCAGTACCTTGTCAGTCACGTCGATGAGGCTAGCTTCATAAGAGGCCGGCAGGTGGCCGTGCTCCTTGAAGTGATCACGAAGCTGTTCAACATGATCACGTCCGGCTTCCCATTGCTCAACGAAGCGCACCCATTTGTCGACAATCATCGAAAGCTGATCAACGGGTGCGAGGTTGATCTCAGCTAGGAACTTCTGCCTGGTCAGGGGATGCGGGAGGGCGTGGGCGATTGAGTCGATGGTCCACGTCTGCTCTCTCATCGCCGCCTCCGAGTGAGAATATGTCACTGCGTCTTCAGCGTATCGGGTCGGCGGTATCAGCCTGATACCGCCAGCCGAAATTCACCATCCGTGATTTCTCATACACGCATTGGCATATGCCACTATGCGGCCCGCCTGGCTGCGAGCTGCAGACGGAAGAGCTGCTGCCGGTCGTACTGGCTGCCGCAGGCCTGGCAGCGTTTCCCCGGGCTCTCTATGGTGATCTTCAGGGTGGCGCCGCAATCGCAGGTGACACCGAAGGACCGGACCCCGCGCTCGCCGCCGGTGACGGTCTGGCACTGGCGAACGAGGCTGGCCACCTCGAACGCGAACTCCTGGAAGGCTCCGTGTTCGGCTGCGGCCCAGGGCAGCAGGTTCCGGAGCCGGCCGACGGCCTGGTCGCACTGCTGCTGCAGGTCGCCGTCCCAGCGGGGGTGGGTGTAGCCGAGCGTCTCGTGCCAGTCGACGAGCCAGGTCTGGAGGATGGTGACTACTCCACCGCGGGCCGCCAAGCTGAGTGGCCCGAGCCGGAGCGGGAGGGGGGCTGTGCGGCTGCCGGAGACGGCGGGCCCGCCCGACCCGCTACCGGGGTGGAGTGAGGCGCTCAGGCGGGCGTACAGGCCCTGCGGTCCGGCGAGCGCGGCGAGGTTGGCGGCGACGCGTTCGGTGCAGGGCCGGCAGGTCTGCTGCTCGTCGTCGTACAGGGCGGCCGGGCAGACGATGCAGATACGGGGCGCGTCCATGGCGGTGCCTTTCGTGCAGGCGGTGCGGTGGTTAGAGCCAGTCGCCGACGACGTGGATGTCGACGATGCGGTGGTACTGGTGGGCGGTGAGGCCCTGGCCGCGGATGTCGCGCCAGCGGGGTTCGGCGGGGTCGGTGAGTTCGGCGGCACCCTGCCGGCAGAGGTTCTCCCAGTCGTGCCACAGCGGGTCGCAGTCGCCGAGGGCGAGCGGGGCGCTCATGCTGCTGCCTCCCGCTGCTGGCTGGCGTGGGCTATGCGGGCGAGTTCGGCGAGGCTGATGTCGCCGCTGTAGATGGCGAGGGCGACGGCGTTGGCCCGGTCGCGGGCGCCGAGGGTGGCATACACCTCGACGAGGTGCCGGTTGATGGTGGCGCCGGCGACGCCGAGTTGCCGGCCGATCTGGTCGTTGGTGTAGCCGTGGGCGGCGAGGCTGAGGACTTGTCGCTGGCGGATGGTCAGCACGCTCACGGCTGCTCCTGACGGTGGGTCGCTCGGGTCGCTGCCGCCGGCGCGGGCTGGTCAAGGACGGCGCGCCAGCGTTCGTAGTCGTCGGGCATGGGCTGGCCGCCGCCGAAGGTGATGCAGTCGAGGGCTTCGCGGAGGGCGGTGGTGAGCGAAGTAATGGCGGCCTCGGCGCGGGCGCGTGCGGCCTCGGACTTGTTGGACGTGTCGTGCGCGATGCTGAGCAGTTCCTCGGCCTGGTCGGCGCGCCGCTTCTGCTGCTCCCAGTCGTGGACGGTGGGTGTGGCGTCGCCGCGTCCGCAGGCGGGGCAGTAGCCACGCGTCACGGTCCGGAGCGCGGCGAGTTGGGCTTCGAGTTCTTCGACGCGTCCGGCGTAGGAGCCGGCGGCGATGTCAGCGGATTCGGCTTCGGCCCAGGCGAGGCATTCGGTACGGGCTTGGTCGAGGTCGCGGTAGAGCTGGTCGAGTTCGGTGTCGGTGATCGTGGACGCGGTCCGACGGTCGGTCACTGGTGCTCCTCGTTGACGTGCCGGTCGCGGGCGCGTTCGGCGGACTGCTGGCTGGTGTGGTCGAGGGAGAGCCAGCCGTCGCAGGTGTCGGTGCCCCAGCAGCGGAACACCCAGGCGGGGTCGCCTCGGTCGGTGCGGTAGGGCAGGACAACGAGGCCGGTGGTGGTGGCGGGGGTGGGGGTGTCGGTCATGCGGTGAACCTCCGGACGGGGATGCCAGCCTGCTCGGCGAGGGCGGCGCAGCCGGTGGCGCCTCGGCTGCCGTTGCGGATGAAGGCGAGCACCAGGTCGGCGCCGTCTTCGACCATCCGCTTGTTCCGGATGGGGCCTGCCGCGCGGCCGTGCTGCTTCCAGTTGGCGCGGTAGGTAATGGCGGGGACGTGGGCGGCCATGGCCCAGAGACCGGCGATGCGGTCAGCTCCAGTTGGGCAGCCGCCGTGGACGATGAGCAGTCGGTCGGGGGCGTGGTCGAGGGATTCGTCCAGGGCGGTGCAGATCGTGTCGGTGTCGTCCCAGTCGCGGCTGCCTGTGACGAGTACGCGGTAAGGGGTCGGGCGGTCGGTCATGCGGGCTGCTCCTCGGCGTGGTGTGGGGAGGCACCGGTGGCGTTGTCGTTCCAGATGGTTCGGCCGACGGGGCCGCGTGCGCTGACGTGGTAGTCGCCGTGCTCACCGTGGGCACTACGGTGCCCGGCGCGGAGCACGCAGGTGTACACGCCGTGCTCGCTGTTAAGGCGTGCGGTGCAGGGCGGGATGTCGGCGTGGACGGTGGCGATGTGCTGGTCCGTCTCGCTGGCGGGCTGCGGCTGTTCACAGTGTGGGCACAGTTCGGAGATGAAGTCGGCGCTCATGCGGGCTGCTCCTGGTGGTGGGCGGGGTGCGGGCTACGGCTGGGCGGTCAGTTCGCGAGGACGATCACCCAGCAGACAAAGGTGATCAGCCACAGGACGGCGTTCGCAGCGACCATCCAGTGGGGGATGGTGACGGTCTCGTTCATGGGTTCTCCTCAATGTTGGATCGGCTGTGCGCCTGTTTGGGGCGCGTTCATTCGTCTGGGTGAAGCGAGGGGCTTGGGCGGGCTGTTCGTCCGCGAGAGGGGCGTTCAGGCCCCGTCTCGGGCCCCGGCCGCCCGCACGGTGACAGCCGGGGTGGGGGTGGGTCAGCGCGGCCGGTGGGCGGGGCAGGGCTCGCGTTCGCTGTCCTCAGCGCAAAGCCGGCAGCCGTCCGGACCGTGGAATTCGGCAGCGTGGCCGCAGCGGCACAGGGCGGGGACGTCAGCCACGGCGCACCGCCTCGCCGTCGACTGCTGCCGGCGGCTCCGCCACGGGGGCGGGCTCGCCGTCGATGCCGAGGATGTGCACCGGGTCCATCGGTGGCTGCTTACGCTCCTCGGCAGCGGGCTCGTCCTTGCCCGCCAGGTGCTGCGCGATCTCGATGCACGCGTCGCACTCCGTGCAGCAGCCCGCGAGTTCGGCGGCGAGGCGCTCGGCGAAGGCCCGCTCGATCGCGGCTCGATCCGTCGGCGCCTTGCTGTTCGCGGGCGGCTCGCCAGCCAGCCGACGCAGCTCTCGGGCAACGTCCATGCCGCCGATGGCGTAGGAGCAGTCAGGGCCGTACCGCTCGTCCATCAGCCGCTCGGCGGCGTCGGCTCCCTCCCGCAGCGCCTCGGCCCGCACCGCAGCCCGGTCCACGGGTTCGGGCAGCACGGCCAGCATCGCGGCCAGTGCGGCGACGGCGATGTTTCGCGGGTCGTCCTCGACGCAAGCGCCGCTGTCGCTGCGCCCACAGCGCTCCCACACCGCGGCGGCGATGGCCTCCAGCTGGGGGTGGCCGTCGATCCAGTCGGTGGGTGCGGCGGCCCGGCCGGGGTTGGCGAGGCAGGTGCCCGGGTCGATGCCCTCGCAGTTGCCGCACGTGTGCTCGGCGGCCCGGTCGGCGGGCGACTGCACCGCGGGCTCGATCTGCGCCGCACCGGTGAGCCAGGCTTCCCGGTAGGTGGGGAACGTGAGGATCGAGTCGAGCAGCTCCGTAACGGGTGTGCACTCCTTCTCGGCGGTCAGGTGCTCGGCGTGCAGGTCCAGCAGATCGGCCGCGCGCTTGATGCCGGCGCGGTTCTCGGGGAGGCCGGTCGTTTCGTCCGTGCGGAGGTTCGCGGCTAGGACGTCGGCGTGGTGGGCGAGGAGCGCGGCGAGCTGGTTGCGCGTGAGGTAGATGTCAGCGGGCGTGCGGTCGGGCTGGTTCATCGGGGCTCCTTCGGTAGGGTCGGGGCTGACGGCCGCCCGGATACGCCCCGGGCGGCCGTCGTCGTGCGGGGCCGGCTCACGCGGAGGCGGGGGCGGGTTCGACGCGGAGGTCGCGGAGTCCGTGCTGCCGCATCAGGTCGGCCGCGGTCTCGATGTGCGCGGCGGACAACTCGATCTCCAACTCGTCCATCAGCTCGGGGTGCTGCTCGGGGTCGTGGCCCCACTCGCGGACGAGGACGGCGCCAAGGTCGCGCATCCCGGACAGCGGTGACAGGTAGCAGGCGCACAGGTGCTCATAGGCCGACCGCGGGATGGTCACCCAGTCCGGGTCGTAGCGGATGTCGTAGGGCACGGTGCGTGTCTCCGTTCGGTGTGGTGGTCGTGGTGCCGCGGGGGCCGCGGGTCAGGCGCCGGACGGCGGCAGGACGGCGGCACGCTCGGCCGCGGCTTGGCGGTTGCGCTCCAGCTGGGCCACGGCCTCGTCGTGCGGGAGCTGCCGGTACGCCTTGCACGGGCAGGTCTTGCCGAAGGCGAAGCAGGAGTGCGGGGCCGGGGCGGTGTGGGCGCGGTGGCTGTGCCCGCACTTGCAGAGGCGGGGGGTATGCGGGTTCCTCGCGGTGGCCAGCTCGGCGCGGAGCGCGATCAACTCGGACTCGCGGCGTGCGGCCAGCTCGCCGTACTCGCGGGCCTTGTCGCGGAGGCGGCGGACTTCGGCGACGAGCGCCTTGGTCACCTCGGGCGGCATGGCGGCGATGTACGCGGCATCGGCCTGGACCTGCGCCCAGTCCTCCTCCGCGGTCCACTCTCGGTGGCCGGGGTCGTTGTCGAGGGGCTCCTCGTCGAAGCGGGCGATCGTGCGGCGGGCGCTGTAGCCGGTGCCGGTGTCTTCCAGGTCGGCGGCGATCTCGATGAGGCTGTCGCCGCCGTACTGGTAGACGCCCCACGGTCCGGGGGTGGCGGCGTCGGCGCGGGCCTGGATGGCGCCGAGGTCGAGGGGCGGCGTGCTGGTCATGTGGGTCTCCTTGTGGCGGTGGTGGGGTGTGCCGCGGATCAGGCGGCGGTCTGACCGTGGATGACGCGGAGCTTCGGCTTGCGCTGCCGTCGGGGCGTGAGGGCGGCTTCGAGTTCGGCGCGGTGTGCGGCCTGCTCCTCGGGCGTCCAGGCGGGTGCCGGCTCGGTGCTGCTGCCGCGGGCGGGTCGGACGTGCCCGAACGTGCCGGTCGGGATTGCCTCGGCCATGAGGCGCTCGTAGGGGGTCATGCTGCGGTGTCCTCGGCTTCCTGGTAGCGGCGGGTGTGGACGGTGGTTCGGGGGCGGTGTTCGTCGTGGCAGGGGGTGCCGGGCTCGACCTGGCAGTGGGGGCAGCAGGCGGTCTGCTGTGCCCAGGCGGAGACCCGCTTCGGGTGGGGCTCCGGTAGCAGTCGGCCGTTGGTGCGGAGTTGGCAGGGCTTGCCGGCGAGGGCGTGGCAGTGGGGGCAGGCGACCTGCCGTGCGGGGTGTGCGGCGGTGCTGTGGAT